GCCTTTGTATTCAGTCATCCACGCCTGTCTACGGAACGCAGGATATTCATATATAGTTCCATCATCTCCTTTAAATTTCTTTTTATAGCATAAAGCATTGACTCCAATCATTTCACCATTCTCATACCACATCATATAATATTGATGCTTGTCGTATTTATCTTCTAAGTCTTGATAGCATACTTTGTTTTCTACAATGAATCCTTGTATTCTTAGTTGTATTACGCGATAGAGTTCATCAACAGTTAACTGCTGATAATGTTTAATTTCACAAATCATACTCTTTTTACTATTCTCGGGATTATTTCTCCACTTCTAATTACTTCTACATCACAACCTATCTCTAACCCCAATGCATCTATATAAGCTATATTATGCAGAGTTGCTCTAGAAATAGTTGCTTCTCCAATCACACAGGGCTCTAAGATTGCAACTGGTGAAACAGCACCTGACTTCCCGACATTCCATTCAACGTCCAAGAGCCGAGTAACTACTCCAGCTTGTCTTGTCTTCAGAGCGAAAGCTCCTCTAGGATGATGTGATGTGTAGCCTAATTTTTCAAAATATATATTAGAGTCGACTCGTACAACTTTACCGTCCTGAGGAAATTCATTCCAATCACTTTGTGTGACAGTATTAAATCCCATATCTTTTACCATAGTCATATCCCCAATCCAATCAGCACAAATTGCTGGTTGAATACCATAAGATATAAATGTAAGACTACGGGATTTAAATTCTTCTAAGTCTTTTAGATTCAAAGCACCACTTGCATAATTTCTAGCATTTGGTATTGTTTTGGGAGCAACGACTTCTCCAGTAATCTGTTTGATACCTTTACTCCATATTCTATTTGGCACTAAAGACTTAATTTTATCAGTAATATCTAGACCTTCCCTACCATCTCCACGAGTGAGAGCCTGTGACAATACGCCGTCTACATAAGTTATAGACACAGCTGCACCGTCCATCTTGGCAGTCATTACATGTGGTTGATTGGTGTCCCAATTTGGTTCTTCATCTTCGCCTATAAAGACTTTTTGAAGTGAATACATTGGGTAAGGATGTTTGTATCTTGTACCTTCTAGAGTATGACCGACTTTATTCTCAAGTTCAGTATTCTCTACAAGTCTATCATATACATCGTCAGGCAACTGTGAGTTCCCTTCAGCATACATTCGATTACAATATTCTAGGTATTCTGTCTTATTCATACATATATTATACAGAAATTCTAAGGATTTGTCAAGTATTATTTTTGTGGGCTATAGGTATATCTTATCTAATACATCTTTGAAATGAGTTTCAAGAACAGACTTAACTTCGGAGATAGATAATATCTCAACTAATCCCTCAAATAACGCCTTGCTATTATTAAAGTCTATTGGTATAGCTATGCCGTCCTTTGTTGGCTTCCATTCTTCGTCAAAGTCTAGGTAATATTTCCTAATATGTAAGTACTCAGTATTACGAAAACTATTTACAGTAAGGTAAACTCTCTCGTGTTTTTCTTCATTGTAATGTATTAGTTTCTCGTATACTGGAGGTGCATTATGTAGTTCTATCATTCTTTAATATCGCTGCTAAAGGTACAATAGAAGTCACATTCTCAGGTACTAGAAGTCTGTAGCTATCGCAATCCCAACAAAATAATAATACTTGGTTGTTGTTTGGTTTAGCCCTATTTCTTTTAGTCTGAATATGCTTGTTGTCAAAGTCCATGGTGCAGACATTATACTTCATTCTGCGACTGTTTTGACTACGATAAGTAATGATAGCATCGCCTGCATTACTCACATTCTTTATAAAGTCATCTTTCTTCATGCGTTTCCTTGTGGGTTGTTAAAGTCCTTTAGCGTCCCAACAATGGTATCGTCTTGCAAGGTGATTCTACAAGATAAAAGAAGACCCAGCCTGCGAACAGACTGAGTTCTTCAAGGGGTAAAGTTAGTCGTTCAGTTCGTTAATTAACTGTGCGAAATACTGAGCTGCTTTACCAGTAAGTTTACTGATAATAGCCGCATCTGGCTCTTTTCCAGCGTCTTGGATAGCACCTGTGAGTTCTTCCTGTGCACCTGCAACAGAGACTCTAGTACCACCAGTTCCACCTGATTTGCCACCAGCCGCAGGAGTTTTCTTTACATAAACTCCAGCTTTTGTTAAAATCATTCTGACTCCATTTGGACTCTCGTTTATGTCGTCAGCAATCATCTTTACAATTTCCATACTTGTTTCAGGAGTAGGTTCCTCTGCAGTATACATCTCTACTGCCTGAGCTTTTAGTTCGTCTGTCCAAGCCATTTTTCTTTTCCTTGTTAATTTATATTTTGTTTTGTATTCGGCAAGAGTATAAGTATTACGGTAGCCAGGAGCCCAACCTGTGGCTTCTAGCATTTGTGTATAAAACCTATCGCTCATTGCTTATTTCCTTATTATAAATATATTATACTAAAGATTTAAGCAAGAGTCAAGAACTAAATTTTATAAGCTATATCCGAATGTGAGAATATCTTCCTTATACAGGTCAGCAACACTAGTACGAGTCTTAAGTGTATACCAATTGTTCCACATGGGTGCTATAAATAGCTTGTCCAAAATGGAAGTATCTTTTACAGGTAATTCTAATTCCTCTAATTCATGTTTCCAATCTTCTAATCGGATTAAGACATCCATATCTTTATACATCTCTTTTTGTGATTGCATTGGGTTAGCTTGAAGCCATTCATCAAAACCAATATAGTTCAAACTGTTCTGATATTCAGTCACAGCTCTTTCGTAGGGGTTTCTAATTACCCCAATCTTAGTTTTATTTGATACCAGATATAAACTCTGACTCATAACTTAATTCCCTCGCTAATGCTTTGCAATCTTCAATTGTATGTTTCTTCCTAGTTGGAGATAGCTCCATGCCATCCAACTCATCCAACTTATCAAGTAAAGCTTTTAATTTAATGGCACAGTCGATTCTGTTGTGTGTCATTTGAAGTTCCTTTTCAAAGATTCTAATTTATCTTCAAGTTCTGCTAACTTACCTATTTCTTGGTCTAAAGTTTCAATGATATCTCCATGCTCTGCTAGTCCAACATGTGAACCTAATAACACTTCTATATTCATTTTGTGTGCTTCTATGCAACCTTCATATAGTTTTTCTATTGCAGTAACTATTCTTCCTCTATAATTGCTCATCCTAATAATCCTAATACAAAGTTCCTAATGAACCTTTCTCTGTGCCTACCGACATCTAAGGCGGCAAACATTAATAACGGAGTCAAAGGTAATGCCATTACTGACACTGACACTATGACTAATTCTTTATGCCTAAGGACAGGATTGGTCTTGTCTGTTAATACAGCTATTCTAAATGCTGGGAATACCAACTTCCAAATAACTATCGCCCAGCCAGATAACCAAAAGGCTATTAATATATCCATGCTGTTTCCTTATGCTCATTTTATTGAGTGCTTTACAAATATTGTTGTAAATGTTTTAAACTTCCCATTTCGTACGATGCTAAACAGTATTGTTTACCAGCCCACGGTAGATGTGGAAAGTATGTATCTTTTAAGTCATCTTGTGTACATTCTACGGTACACACTAAGTAGACTCTAAAACCTCTTTCTTTTGCAAGTTCAGGTTTTAATTCTCTATCCACTATTGCAGGATAGTTTTGTCTGATTGCCCAAACTTTTTCTTTAGGCTCAAACTCCTCTGCTACACACTGATCTGGTAGTATAGCATTTATTCTTCCTTCATAGTCAGTCATGGAGAGTTTCTGAGGCACTCCGAGTCTTTCTACAATTCCTTTAATAAACGCAGGACTTCTATATAGTGATTTCGCTATATCAGACATGTTAAATCCATCAAGATACATCTGTACTGTAGATTTTATTTCCTGTTTATTAGCACCTTTTCCTTTGTTCTGAGACTTTCGTCTCGCTCTAAAGTCCATGGTTTCTTTGTGTTCTGTTATTATTTTGTTAAGCCTAGTGGTATTATACGCTATGTTTAGTATACCACACGCTTCTTTTTTAGTTATAGGCTTCTCGCCCTCTAGCAAACTAATTACTTTACTTATATTCGCTTCCGATAAGTTCTCGTGCTTCTTTATTCTCATTTTCTACCCCTAGTAAAATTATTGCATAATGCAGAATCTTTAATAAGTCCTGCTCGTTTCTTCCATCTTTCTTTCCGTACCTCTGCGCATACTTTATAATGTTGCCTAAGCAGAAGCCTTCTCCATGACCAGCATCGAAGATGAACTCGGTTGACTGGATTTTATTCATACTGTAATGACTATCATAAGTCTTTATAATATGATTTTGTAGCATGTTCATTGCTACATCTTCGTTAAACTTGTTGTTATTATAGTCTGTCATTTACTTCTCTGTTGCGAAAAATCCTACTTGGACTAATCGTGCGTTTTCTTTGTTTGTTCCGAAAGATGCATTTAGTGGTGCATGCCAATAGTTTGCTGGATATAATACACATCTATTGTATACATTTCCAACGTAAGTGTGCAACTCCCAATCTTCGTGGTTGCTTTTCCACTCTCCTTTAAAGCCAGCGTTTTTATCTATTTTTAACTTTTCTGACTTTGTAATTAAACCTGTTTTCTTACTTCTAAAAAGTGCTGTGCCTGTGTCAATTTCGGCTTTGGGTTGTAAATAAATTACGGCAGCCCAAGCTTGTCCATCAACACTTTCTGTTGTTCGCTCTAAAAATCCCGAACAATCATGATGAATCCAATTAAGAAACTCATTGTTCTTCTTAAGTCCAAGAGTAAATGCTCCATTGGAGTTTTTATTTGGAAAGTAAGTTATCTTTTTTCCAATAGTTGTTTCAAATCTATTCTTGATGAAATTTCTATTCTCATTTGAGAAAGTAGCTATAGTTCTATCTCCAGGAAATGCCATCTTTCTACCTCTACGACCTGGGTAGAAGTACATTCTTAATGCGTTTTCTCTTACCTCGTCTGGGTTTGGATAGAAATTATCAACTATGTGAATCATGCTTAGTGAGTTCGTCTATTACTTCCAGTCCGCCCTCTAACTTAGCTAGATATTCTTGTTTCTTTGCAAGTTGAGCTTTTAGATTGACAATATCATTTTCGACACCTGCCATCTGTGCTTCTAAGTTTTGTTTTAATACTTGACTATGTTCCATTGTTTCCACTGTTGGTTCCTTTACTCCTATTAGTTGGTCTAAAAAGTTTGTTTTAGTGCTTTTTGCCATTTAATCTTACTCCATTTAGCATTTGGTATTCATCCCCATTGCTCTTTCTGACCACTATTGGTCGTTTTAGTACTTGAAACTGCGAATACTCTAATAATTTCTTATTGATTTCTTCGTCTGATGTTCCTTCTTTAAACATAAGGGCTCCTTTGCCCAGTTTAACTTTTATCATACTCTGGTTATCCTCTTATCATAGTCAGCGTAATCTTCATTCCACCAACTAGGCTTATCTCTGTATTTCCACTCGGCAAAGGTTGCTTTGTCTAAGTGATAATAATCTCGATACGATTGTATAACATCATCTTCGTTTTTCAACTCATCAGGCATAGCCATGAGGAAAGGAGTTTGTCCTAGCCTAGGCATATTCTTTGGTTCAGGTAGTTTGTTTACTACTTCTACGATAGATTTATGCTGTTTTCCATAACGATAGTGGTACTCATCGTTGAGCGCGTTAGCGTAACAATGAGCCCACTCAAAGTTATCCAATGATGACCTAACCCAAATCGTGCAGGGATGATTATACATCATCGGCAGATAAGGGGTAAGAGGTCGCTCTTCCATAGGAAGATGCTTTATCTTGGCTTTCTTACTGTTTAGTACTTCTCGTTCGTCCTTGTCAAGCGCACGAGGTACAAATCCCAGTACTTCGTCAACCCATATAGCGGTACACAAAAGTTGCGCTGCCTCGAGAGGCATTTTCACAATGTGTTTGTCAACGTGATACTCGGCACATTTGTCTAAGTCTTGGTCTAGATAAAATAAATTCATCTATTTCCAGCACTTGTAGACACCACATAAGCCATCTGCATTTTCTGTAGTTCCACAGTATTTGCATGGCTTATCTGATTTAGTCGGTTTATGTTTTGTTTCTGTAATCTTAATCATACATATATTATACAGAAAGTTTCAACACTTGTCAAGATTTATTTTGAGTTTATCTTATCTTTAGCTGTTCCAGCGTATAGTCCAAACCATGCTGCACCTGCCCCTACAACGATACTAATCAAACCTGACTGCTCCATTGAAGGTTCTGGTAAATCCATAAACCATATTGTACACTTATAAAGTAATACAATGTATACTGTTAGAAATAAACGAGGAAAGATTCTCCAAGCGTCTATCATAGAAGATAGCCAAATCCAGCGTTGCCACGGATTTTCTGGTTCTTTATCGTTTTCTAACTTTAATATTTCAGCTTTCAGATTACTGTTTTCGGTGACGAGTTCCATAAACTTATTAAGGTCTATTTCTACCTCATTCCTAGACATATCGCCTGAGAACTGATTACTTGCTTCTGCCATAAATTTCTCCTGGCTCCCAATTGTACCATTTCTTTCTCGCTCCTGTCTCCGAATGTGACTTCTTGCCTTCATAAGGTTCTCTGAAGTGAAAACTAATTGATATTCTTGGGCTTAGCGTATCTACTTTATGATACTGCTTAGCAGGTATATATAATAAATCGCCGTCATCTAACTCTATAACTTCCAATAATTCAGGAGCATGTTTATTAGGACGGAGTCTTTCATTCTCCTTATTTTTCGGAGCAAAATCTTTATAAATATACCATCTTATCTTTCCACTTACATGGAAAAGAAAATTGTCTGTAGAATCTGCATGAATAGGAAAACACTTAGCTTCTTTATTATTACTACAGTAAATGTTTGCTTGTCCTATTCCATAATGCTTTTCAAACTCTTGGCATTGTTCCCACATCTCCTGTGTTAAAAATTCGCTGAGAGTTAGAATGAACGAACTTCCATCCTTCCATAATTTTAATAATTCGTCTCTAGTCTTATACTCTTTGGATTTTTTCTTGCACCATTTATTTCCATCAGGTAAAACAACCTGCAATTGTGGGGTTCTATCCCAAGCACCTATTTTGTACTGATTTAAATAGTTATCCAAGTCTCGCCAAGAAAAATAATCTTTGAAAATATTTTCTTCTGACTTGATGACTAAACACTTCTTACCTTTAAATTCTCTATTGAATCTTTCTATACCAATGGGAGATATTAGTTCTTCAAACTTCATCTAACCACTCCTGTATATGCTGTCTTAAATCGATTTTAGGACTCCATCCTAGTTCCTTTGTCTTTTTCGTCAAAAGTGAACTTGTTGTTCGGTTTCCTTGTACTTCTGGAGTCATGCGTATTTCTGCGTTAAACATTTGAGCTACCTGTAGCATAGAGTAAGACTTTTCTGCTCCTATGCCAAGATTGTCTCCTGTTCCTTTTTCAGCAATTATCATTAATCCATCTACTATGTCTTCAATATGAGTAAAATATCTTCTTTGGTTGCCAGGAGATGTAACTGGTAAAGGTGAGCCTTGTTTGGCTAATTTTTTCCACTTAGCGATAACTGTTGCTAAATTACCAGTAGAGGTTTCTGTTCCTCCATATACATTATATAAATAACATATAGCATAATTCAACCCAAACCATTTACCACTAGCCTTTATCAAGTCTGCATTTCTAGCTTTGCTCCAAGTGTACGGAGAGAGATATGCCCCTTCACTTGCTGTTACACTGCTTGTGCAGGTATAAATTAGTTTTGCATTACACTTGATTGCAAACTCCACAACGGAAGTTGTTCCAGCTACATTACTTTCCCAGACCTTTTTGACATCTTTAAAACTGGTTTCTACTCTTGAATACTCTCCTAAATGAAATATCCAATCAAACTCAGGTTTTAATTGTGAGATGTTTCTTGTTCCTTCTAACTCGTATCGTGCGTCTAGTCTATCTCTCTTTTCTTCTCCAAATCTCCATGTATCTAGTATGGTTACTTG